TATATAAAAAGTGGAGTCAATGGGATCAAAGTAGACCTATCAAGCCATGGCTAAATAAGATTATAGCAAATCAGATGAAGAATATATTGCGTAATCATTACAGTAATTATGCGAGACCTTGTCTTAATTGTCCCTTTAACTCGGACTCTGAGTACCATTTATGCAGTTTCACTGAGTCGGGCGATCAAGATAAAACCTGCCCCTTGTACGCGAAATGGGAAGGCTCAAAAAAATACGCTTATAACGTAAAAATTACATTATCCCTAGATAGTCATATTCATGAAATAGATGGTGGGTCAGAAGGGTTCTTGGGTTTAGATATACAGGTTGCGTCAGAAAAGTTAATTAAAGAATTAAAAAAGCAATTAAATGATAGGCAGTTTATGGCGTTTAATCTTTTATTTATACAGAACCTGACAGACGAACAAGTGGCTGATAAGATGGGTTTCAAGAGCACAGAGGTGGGAAGAAAAGCGGGATACAAACAAATTAAAAACTTAAAAAAAACCTTAAAAGAGAAAGCGGTGAAAATATTGAAAAGCAAAGGTATTGCATTTTTAGGTGACGATGAATCTTAGCGAACAACAAAAACGATTCATTCGGGATAACTTTAAAACTAATCCTAATTTACTCGATTTAACCATACAAGTCTTTGAGGATCCAACCTTGGATGGTCGAAGTAAAGAAGGTCGAGCAGTTAGGGCGTTCCTTGCGGAAGAGAAGCTTGAGTACAAAACAACAAAAAGAGATAAAGTTCCAGACATTAAATTGACTGACCAGCAAATAGAATTTATTAAAGCTCAGGCTCAAAACAACTTAAGTGCTTACCAAATAGCTGAAATATTATTTCCAGACATTAATATTAAGCGTTTCTGCAAAGAGCATATGACTATTGTAGAGTTTTTGCGTGAATATGAACCCGCTTATGTTCATGAGACAGAAACAGCGCTAAATAAAACTTACAACGCCCCTAAGATCTTTAGTACGGCTCTAAAGAAGATAAATAGCTTCACAATGAGAGAGATGCACGAAGATAAACTCACTCATGATGAAATTGACTGCATTGAATCTCTGATGCGTAGTTTATCGGCTCCCCGCTTCGTCCAAGTCATAAGCAATTACAACAGCATGAAGGACAGGGAATTATTCGAGGCAGAATTTGTAAGAGCTACATGGGACAAACCAGACTTAACAAGTGACGAAATAAACTTATATATAAATGTGTGTGTTGATTATATTAATTTAAAAAATATATCTTCTCATATTGAAAAGTTGAACACTATGTTTAATGAAGTAGAAGATCAACAAGACATGACAGTAAGACTAGCAGAAGTATTAAAGTCTAAAACTGATGAATATGATAAGTGTGAAAAAAGAATGGAGTCACTAATTAAAAAATTAAATGGTGATAGAGCAGAAAGATTAAAGAATCGCCGCCAGGATAATGCAACCATTATTTCACTTGTAAAGAGTTTTCAAATCGAGTCAGAACGTCGCCGAATGATCGAATTAGCAGAAATGCAAAAAAAATTAGTTGAAGATGAGGTTGAACGACTTGATAATATGGATAGCTGGAAAGCTAGAATCTTAGGAATATCTAAACACGATGCAGTATGAAAAGAATTGAATTATTAGTAGGAGATTATGAATACTCTCAAATAGAGGAAATATTTGAGAAAGAAACTGACTTTCAACCAATAAATGAGAAAGATCAGATTATTATTAAAGCCTTGAAATTAATTATAAGTAAAGATAGCTTAATGGAAGAAAATGTTGGGGGCGAAGAGATTACCACTACAACAATAGCTAAAGTGGAAGAACCAGAAAATAAGTCACTTGACGAAGGACATGTAGAATATCGTCTATAAGATGAAAATCATCCTCTGCCTTCCAGGCAACAAGTTCAGCGGAGACTTCATGATGAATTTCGTTGGACTGTTACATTTTCTTGGTTCAAAAAACATAGAGTATCAGATATCCCAGCAATACTCTAGCATGGTTAACTTTGCTAGATGTAAATGCGCTGGAGCCGATGTAACTAGAGGCAAAAGACAAAAACCATTCAATGGTCTTGATTATGACTATATGATGTGGATTGACTCTGATATTATATTTAATAATAATTTGTTTGAAAAGCTATTGGGTATGGATAAAGATATAGCATCTGGTTGGTATGCTCAACCTCAAACTATTCCTGGTGGTGGTAACTATACGCCAGTAGTAGAAAAAATGGACGATAAATTCTTCAAGAAACATGGTTCATATGAATTTTTAACCAGTAAGAATCTAGAAGAAAGAAAAAAACCTTTTAAAGTTGATTATATTGGTTTTGGTTGGGTTTTAGTAAAAAAAGGAGTATTTGAAAAAATTAATTATCCTTGGTTTGCCCCGAAGTTAATTGATCTAGGTAATGGCGTACAAGATGTTTGTTCTGAAGATGTCGCATGGTGTCATGATGTAAAAGATGCAGGATTTGATATTTGGCTTGATCCTACTTGTCGTGCTGGCCATGAAAAAACTTTTGCAATTTAATTTGTTCAAATGGAGCAAGTATGTAGAGTTTGTGGTAAAAGCTTCAAAAGCATCAAAGGTTTGCATGTACATGTGTCCAGAATGCACAATTTGTCTGTGCCAGAATATTATGTTCAAAATTTCGAAAGAAAAGATCGCTATACTGGAGAGCTTTTAGCATTCAAAGACCCAGTTGATTACTTTGCTCGAGAATTTTCTAATCTTCAAAACTTCGTAGCGTGGTCAGAAAACGCCCCAGAAGACGAAGTGAGAGAAAGTATGCTAAATCAATTAAAAGCACGTATAGAGGGCAAGAAGCTGCCCTATGCGCCCTCTCACTTAGAGCTTACGCTCAACAAGTTACCTTCTATTGATTTATTTAAAAAATTCTTTGGTTCTTATTCTAAGGCGTGCCAAGAAATAAACGTCGAGCCTTTATACGACAGAAATATACCCCGAAACTTTTTCGACAAAGAAGAAGAGCTAGACGATGTAAAAATACTGATTGATACAAGAGAGAGGAAGCCGCTGGAGTTCAATAAGTCGGCTAGCTTGAAGTTAGACTTTGGTGACTATGCAGTAGGATCACCTCACTACAACTATACTTACGTTGACCGTAAAGATGAAAGTGATTTTCGTAGCACAATGACTACGGGCTATGACCGCTTTGTTCGTGAGCTACAACGCGCTCAAGAATTTGACGCATTCCTCTTCGTCGTAGTCGAAGGCTCAATAGAATCAATTAAAAAAAATAATATAATAAATCCTACTAAGAGTAATTTGTCTTTTATTTGGCATAATATGAGGCAACTAGCTCACGATTTCCCTCGTCGTTGCCAGTTTATTTTTACCGGCCAAAATGCTAAAAAATTATTTAGTAAATTAGATAATGAATTTTATTCTAATTATGAGCTGCTTTACTCGAAGGCCGAAAAGCTGAAAGCTGAAGGCCGAAGAGAAGAATCCGATAAAATTAATAAAAAAATGTGGTTTATTAAAAAAGATATTTTTAAGCCGGCTTATGAGTCGTATGTTAACCAAGCAAGACGGGTCTCCGAAAGATTGATACCGAAGCTTTTAGTTCGCGGAAAAGAATTATGGCGCACAGACTTGCAATACTTTTTGGATCAAAGATGACTTGGGAGGAAGGAAAATTTTCGGTCAGAAGCAACGGGCCAGATATTAATAAAGATTTAATGCAAGTCAAAGGGCATCTTGACGAGCAAGATGCCAAGTATCACCTTCATAACTTTTTAAGAGAAAACATAACATTTACAACGAACCTTATTGGGGGTGTGGACTTATTCCCTTTTCAGCATCTAGCGATCAAATCAATGCTAGAAACAGATTACTTTCTGGGTATATGGAGTCGGGGTATGTCAAAATCATTTAGTACAGCTATTTATGCTTTTTTGGATGCGATATTTAATCAGGGGGTACAAATTGGTATTTTGGCAGCTACATTTCGTCAGTCGAAAATGATATTTGAAAAAATTGAAGATATAGCCAATAAGCCAGAAGCACAGTTTCTGGCTCAATGTATCACAAAAAAATCAAAGAAGAATGACCAGTGGACGCTAGAAATAGGAGAGTCTAAAATTATTGCTTTACCGTTGGGCGATGGATCAAAGTTGCGTGGTTTCAGGTTTCACCGAATCATTATTGATGAGTTTTTATTGATGCCTGAGCACGTATACAATGAAGTTATATTACCATTCTTGAGTGTTGTTCAAAACCCCACAGAGAGAGAAAAAGTAAGAAAGCTTGAAGATCAATTAGTTGCGCAAGGAAAAATGAAAGAGGAGGATAGATACCAGTGGCCAAACAATAAATTAATTGCTCTTTCTTCCGCAAGCTATAAATTCGAGTATTTGTTTAAGGTGTATGAAACTTTTGAAGATCTAATCCTAAACGGAATACCTGAAGTTAAAAAAGAAGCTCAGAAGGATACATCAAAAAGAGTTATAATGCACTTTAGTTATGATGTGGCTCCAAAAGCTCTGTATGATCAAAATTTGATTAATCAATCAAAGCAAACGATGAGTCAGTCTCAATTTGATCGAGAGTTTAATGCGGTTTTTACTGATGACAGTTCGGGTTATTTTAAAACCTCAACTATGGCGGCATGCACTGTAACCGACGGAGATCCACCTTGTCTAGAAATATCGGGTGATAGAGATTCAAAATATTTGCTTGCGTTTGACCCGAGTTGGGCTGAATCTGAAAGCTCTGACGACTTTGCTATTCAATTGTTCAAATTAAACGATAACACAAAAAGTGGTACATTAATTCATAGTTATGCTGTTCCTGGATTAAAAATGCAAGATCATATTAATTATTTTCATTATTTGATTAATCATTTTAATATTGTTGCTATAGTTGGTGACTATGGAGGCGGTGTGCAATTTATGCAGGCGGCTAATGCTAGTGAGCAATTCAACAAGAGCAGTATAAATATAAAAGAGATCGTGGCTGATTTTGATAATATAGAGAATTACAATGAAGGCTTAATTCAGGCAAAGAATCAATACAATTTAAAAGATAAAAGAATTTGCATACTAAGAAAACCTTCGTCTGACTGGATTCGCAGGGCAAACGAGTTACTGCAAGCTAACTTTGACCACAAAAGAATATGGTTTGGCTCTAGGCCCTTAGATGAAAATTATCACAAACAAATAAAGAATATTATACCTATTGATGATTTAATATTTATGCCTAATCAAAAAGAGGTTTTAAAAAACTCAGGCCCAAGTAAAATAATAGATTTCCTTGATCACCAATATGATATGGTTAATTATACAAAGAATCAATGCGCTTTGATTCAGGTGTCATCATCACCCAAAGGAGCGCAAACATTCGGCTTGCCTAATAACTTGAAAAGACAAAGCGGGCCAAATAAAACACGAAAAGATTCTTATTCTGCTCTCGTTTTAGGTAATTGGATGATAAAGACTTATTATGACTTTATCACTGCTCAGTCAACCCCTACCGAATCAACGTTTACTCCGATTATGGTGTAAAACTTAAAGTTAACTTTTAACTTTTAATTAGACTTTGGTCAACTTTGGTGTATTATAATTTATGCCAAGAAGATATACTAAAAAATCAGATTACTGGAAGAAGTTTCCAAAAAAAGAAGAAAGTCTTGAAAACTTAATGAGCCAACAAACTCAGGCGGCTGAAGAGATTGTTCCAGCTACAGCAGGAGAGTCTTATTACACTCAGGCTTCTTGTCCAAGGAACATAGGTCAAGTTAGCGCAGAAAGATCCACAAGAACAAGAAGTAATAAAGCGGCAAGCACACCAAAGGTAGATAAATATAAAAATATTGCAGATACTGCGTTGCCGTATTCTTATAGCAAGAACTATATTAGCCCAAAAGATTCTATTTTATTATGCCAAAAAGCCTATGCTAATGTTCCCATATTTAGGAACGCTATAGACGTTATGGCGGAGTTCTCTAACTCAGATATATATTTAGAAGGAGGTTCAGAGAAATCTAAGTCATTTGTTGAGAAATGGTTAAATAAAATTCAAATCTGGAAATTAAAAGATCAATATTTTAGAGAATATTATAGATCAGGTAATGTATTTATGTATAAGTTGGATGGTAAATTCACTTCTGAAGATTTGATTAAACTAAATCAGGTTTATGGCGCTGAAAGTAAAAGTTTGCCTCAACGAAAAATCCCCGTAAAGTATGTTTTTCTAAATCCATATGATTTTGTAGCAGATAGGGTGTTGACTTTTAGTTCCAAGCGAGGTGTTTATAAAAAACTATTAAGCGAGTACGATATAGAAAAACTAAAAGATCCGCAGACTGATTACGATAAAGAAGTATTTGACTCTCTTCCTCCTGAGGCGAAAGAAAATATAAAAAATAATCAATTTATGCAAGAAGGTGTTTTAGTTAATTTAGATGCTAAAAAATTAATATTCTCTTTTTATAAAAAACAAGACTATGAGCCATTTGCCATCCCTTTTGGGTTTCCTGTGCTTGACGATATTAATTGGAAAATGGAACTCAAAAAAATCGATCAGGCAATAACTAAAACCATCGAGAATGTTATTCTTTTGGTAACGATGGGGAATACCCCCGACAAGGGAGGTATAAACCCGAATAATCTCAAAGCAATGCAACAACTCTTTCAGAATGAAAGTATTGGTCGAGCTTTAATCGCGGATTACACAACAAAAGCAGAATTTATAATACCAGACTTAAATAAAGTTTTAGGTCCGACCAAATATCAGATTGTTAATGAAGATATTAAAGAGGGTCTGCAAAATATCATTGTAGGTAAAGAAAACTACTCTAGTACTCAGGTAAAAGCTCAAATTTTTCTAGAAAGACTAAAGGAAGCTCGTCACGCATTTCTGAATGATGTAATGCAGCCACAGATCAAAGAAGTATGCAAAATGATGGGTTTCAAAAACTTTCCTACAGCTAAGTTTGTGGAGATCGATATAAAAGACGAAGTACAACTACAGAGAGTGACCTCAAGGCTTATTGAGATGGGAATTATTACTCCAGAACAAGGCATGACCGCTCTTAAGCAAGGGGTTTACCCGGACCCAAAAGATTTACGTATCGCACAAGAGAAGCTTGTCGAAGACAGGGAGAGAGGTTTCTATACTCCTCTTAGTATTGCTCAACCAATCATGCCAGAAGGAGAGGATCCAGCAATTAACCAACCAAAGGTTCCTAATGATAATGGTAGGCCAGCGGGCAGTAAAACAAGGACCGATAATTTAATAGCGTCTGAAGATTTATACGCTCGCAAGGACATTCAGCAGGTTGTGTATGCAACTGAAGATTTACAAAAGCACGCTGAAAAAGAGTTAAAGAATTTTTACAATAAAAAAAGATTATCAAAGCAGCAAAAGCAAATAGCTCATGACTTGGCAGAAAGCGTTGTAGTTTCAAAAGAAAAAGATGTGTGGCAAACTGAAGTGAGCGCATGCGTATCTGATTTTAATAGAATCGAGCAACTCGAAGTTATGCCTGAAATCTTAGATATAAGTCAGCAACACGAAATAGTTGCATATCCAGCCGCTTTATTATATCATAGCAAAAAAATAAATCCTGAAAAACAATAATTCTGTGTATAATAACTTATTATGGATTTACCTTTTAAACATACTACTAGGTTTTATCAAGATATTTCTTTAGCTAATTTAGAAGAGGAGCAATTTATATCCTCTGCCTCTTTAGAGTCATTAAAGTCAATGGCGCCCGAAGGAATCGATTTTGAGAAAAACATTGATCTTGTGGGAGTGGCATTTAACGCTGCTGTCGCAAACAAATTCAACAAGAATGGTGATGGCATTGACACAGCTACTGCTGTTGCAATAAAAGATTACTTTATTCACAAACCAACGAATATTGAACATCAAAAACAAAAAGTAGTTGGGCATATTGTTGGGGCGTCTCTATCTAGCTATGGCGATAATCAAATGATTACTCCAGAAGAAGCCATACAAAAAGACGAACCTTTTAATATAGCATTGTCGGCGGTTATATATAAGACAGTAAACAAAGACTTTGCAGAACTTGTTGAGAAATCAGTCGATGAATCAAGCGAGTTTTACCATAAAGTTTCAGCAAGTTGGGAAATAGGCTTTAATGACTACGCAATTGCATTGGGTAGTGAAAACCTTCACGAGTCTGAAATCATAGAGGGCGAGCAAAAGGAAGACTACAAACAATACCTTAGAGCCTACGGAGGAAACGGGCGAACCGATAAAGGCGTCAAAGTTTATCGTTTAATCATGGGTGACATTTATCCTCTAGGGATAGGTTTCACAGCTAATCCAGCTGCAGATGTAAAAGGTTTAACTACTTTTGATGAACAACAAAAGCAATTACAGGTAAAAACTAAAAAAGTAGTTAGCTTTCATCGGTTAAAAATAAAAAATAATATTTTTGAAGAAAAAAGTTCCCAAACACAGAAAGGCGATGTAATTTTTAACAAGAATCATAAACCAGTAAAAACTATGGAAAAAGAAATTCTAGAACAAGTAAAAGAAACCCTTGAGGCTCAAGCATCTTCTAAAAAATTATCTGAAGAAGCTATAGCTAATATCACTAAGGTTTTCCATGATGCCATCATTCAAAAGAATGACCAATGGCAACAAGATAAGGAAAGCTTAGTTAAGGAAAAAGAAGAACTCGTAAAAGCTTCTGAAGAGTCCGCAAAAGAACTTCAGTCACTAAAAGAAGAATTGGCAGGCGTCAATCAACAAGTTAGTGAATTAAAAACTGAAATTTGCGCCCGAGAAGAAGCTGAAAAATTCACAGACAGAATGAGTGAGCTTGACGACGTTTTCGAACTAGAAGATGAAGATCGCATGATCTTAGCTTCAGAACTTAAAAGCCTTTCTTCGGAAGAATCTTATGCCGAATATAAAGAAAAATTAGCAGTTGTATGGAAACATAAAACTAAAGCTTTCAAGGAAGAGCAAGAAAAAGTGATTGCCGAGAAAATTGAGGCAGAAGTTCAAAAACGCCTTTCTACTCTTTCCGAGAAAGAAAGTACATCCGAAGCTAGCGAAGAAGAAGTTGAAGAAGTTATTGAGAGCGTAGAGGCTGAAGAGGCTGATATCGCAAATAATGACGCTGCCGCAGCTGAAGAAGAACTTTCTTTAAGAGATAAATTTAAACAAGCTTTTAATAAAGAAAGCGTTAACATAAAATACTAATAAGAGGATAATAAAATGGCTAATAGACTACTACCATTCAGACAATATAACGAACACGACGTTGTCAATCTGTTTTCGCTTGACACTTCAGGTTACACATTCACCAACATGACTCATATTGCCAACGGCGGATGGGATGCTGGTGTTATCGTAAAAGTAAGCGACGGAGACATGACACAAGCCCCTGTCGCAGTAACTGGCGCTGCTAGCTCACTTCAAAGCTATCTCGGTAAAACCGATTACCCCCATGTTGGAGGTAATTTCTACCCAGAAGTTCCTTTGAAAGTTGATATTGCAGACGGCTCAGACATTCCTTTGGGAGTTTCTCTTCGTCAAACCATTGCTTATGACGAAAACGGCGAAAAACTTCTTTACTACAAACAAAAACTTCTTGAGCTTCAAGGCGTTCTTCCTGGTGAAGCAGTACCTGTTTTAACTAAAGGCATCATTACTGTAGGCGCTAGCGCTGTAGTTGGAACACCAACTGCAGGAGGAAAAGTTTATGTTGGAGCTGGCGCTAACGCTGGAAAATTCACAACTAATAACTCAAATTCTCAAGTTGGAACATGCCTTGCGGTTGGAGATCGTAGTGATGTAAAAACTAACGACGATTACTTCGCTGGAGACGGTTCAACCGGAGCGTACTACATTATCAAAATTGACCTTTAATTCAAAAAGCGAGGACATTAATAAAAATGAATATTACACTTAAAAGAACAGAAGAACAAGTTGAGCTTGTTAAAGCTATGGCCTCTCGCAATCGCGAAGTCGCCTATGAAGCACAGCAAGCATTAGCTGAATTTATCGGGCCAGTTTTGGCTGAAGTAGTTAATCAGGCTCCTACATTGAGTAACTTGTTTACTAACTTCTCATTTAACGACATGGATAGTCCTAGTATCCCTTTGGATCTTTACTATGATGTCACTGCCCCAGATTACGTAAAGGTTTATAGCACATCAGTTCCTGGTGGACTTCCAACCAATACCGTAACTCCTACCGCTTCCGAAATGAAATTCACCACTTATCGTCTCGATAGTGCTGTTGACTTTGATAAGCGTTATGCAGCAAAATCCCGCCTTGATGTTGTTGGTAAATCCTTCACTCGTATCGCTCAAGAGATTCTTCTTCGTCAAGAAGCTACTTCTGCGAATTTGATCATGGGTGCATTAGCAGCTGCTGAAACAAACGGAGCTGGTCATACAATCTCGGCCAACGGTAACGATTTAATCCTTGATGATTTCAATAAGCTTTTAACTAAGGCCAAAAGAATCAATACTGCATGGACCGGTGGAACTCCAGAAGGTCGCATCAAAGGTGTTACTGATCTCATCATGAGTCCTGAGGCTGTTCAAGGTCTTCGCGCAATGGCTTACAACCCCATCAATACGAAGCAAGCCACCTCTGGAACAACTTCAATTCCTGCTACCGACGAATTGCGTAACGCAATTTATCAAAACGCTGGTATTCCTGAGTTCTACGGAATTTCCATTATGGAAATCAATGAGCTTGGCGCAAACCAAAAGTTCACCAATGTTTGGAATGGTATTTCCGGCAACAGCGACACCGACTTGGTTGTCGGTCTTGATCGCTCTCGTGAATCCTTGTTCCGCGCAGTTGCTCTTGACTCCGAAACCGGAGCTGAGTTCTCACTTCTTGCTGATGATCAATACAGTGTTCGCCAGCAAAAAATTGGATACTACGGATCACTTGAAGAAGGTCGCATGATCCTTGATGATCGTGTTCTTACTGGAATTACTTTGTAATTCGGGTGCCTTCAACATATTTGCAAAAAGTCCACCCATAGCGGTGGACTTTTTGTTTACAAGGGTTATTATATAATTGAACAATTAGGAAAAAGGAAAAATTATGGCTAGAAAAAAAACTACAAAAAAAATAAAACCCATGCAGTATAGCGATGGAAAAGATTATTTAAAAGAAGATATAAAAGAAGCTCAAAGCTTAGAAGATCTTTTAGGTTTCAAGGGAAAAAATCCATTTGAATCAAGTAGTGCATCTGAATTTGAAAAATCTATCGAAGGGATGCAATTAACCGAACTGCAGGAATTTGCTGTTAGTGTAGGCGTATTCCCTTCGGGAACAAAACTTACATTAAGGAATAAACTCAAAAAAGCTTTTCATCAATACACTAATTGCGGTTCCTCAAAAATAGTACAGATTACTAAGCCTATTGTTGACCCTGAGTCTGAGCAAGGAAAAGCGTTGATCGAAATCATAAAGGAACAATAAATGAGTATTAATCAAATTGGTCAACTCGCAAGCGGATTGCTTGAATACGAATTTGATTATATTACTGGAGTAAGTAATAGATCTTCAGAATTAATGACTATATCAGGCTCTCTGAGTGGAAAACTTGGAGAGCTTAATGTTGTTCTTAACCAATCATTTACATTCACTGGAGATGATGGAAATCCTTATCCTAGATTAGGGCAAGAAGAGGGAGATATCCTTGAGTTGCTATACATGCGTGATTACAACTCAAAACAAGCACAAAAGCTTTTAAGGGGTATCTACGACGCTAACGTGGAAGATTCTATAGTTAATGCCAATGGAGATTGGGTTGAATTATCCGAAGGTGATACCACCATCAAAAGAAGTCCTAGCGCTTTAGCAAATTCTCCGTCAGCAAGAATGTCTACAAGTAAAGAATTTAAAGAAATGGCGAAAGAGGCTGATGCCCAAATTAAAGATTTAGTCTACCGATATAATATGTACGGAGCTGAACCAGTTCAGGTTGCAGGCAATGATGCGCCAGATTTAGAATTTACAAAAGATTGCGTTTATAATGTAGACTTATACGGAGAAAGCGGAACTCAATATGTTGTGTCACCAGAGTCTCCATACAAAGAAGGCCAAAGCATTACAATAACAGGTACTCCTTTTTCCGGATACACATTTAGCGGATGGCAGCCTTTATCTCCATCAAGCCTTAGTATTAGTAATGATACTTTTACTATGCCAGCTGAAAATGTATCAATCTCTGGAATATATGTTTAAGGCCCTTGTAGATCAATAAGATCTTTCATTGATAAACTGCCTCCTTTTGCTTTGGCAGCTTCGTGCAAACTTTTTCCTCCAGAGGACGCAACCCCTAGGTCTTCTAGATCTTCTTTCGTTGCTCCCATAATACTAGAGCCGCCTGTTGTGTTCTCGGCTAATCTTTGCTTGGCTTCATCTCTTTTTTCGGAAGAATTAGCGTAATCAAGTAGTGCGTCAGGATCTTGCTTTGTTTTATCTGGAATATCTGAATGTTGTTCAAAGGTATTTTTAAATATTCTAGTATATAATATCAAGCTTAATTGAAAGTTTGTTAATGCTAGTATTGGTTTGCCAAAAAAGTCTCTCGAGCTTTCAGAAAATGAATAGTATATTTTATAGAAGTCTTGAATTGCAAGATGTTTGATGCTTGATTCTTTGAATCTATCATGGAATTCGTTATAGATTTTAACGAGTTTTGATACCTCTTTTGTGGTTACGTATTCAAATTCTTCCTGAGTATAAAGAGGGATTTTTAATTCAGGGTCTTTAAAAAAGCTATTAAACATATAGAAATCATTTGCTCGATTCAATGCGTATGTTTCACAGCAATTCGATGAAAGATTGCGCTTTTTAATTTTTAGATCATCGAGTTTGTCTTCTGCCTCTTTGATTTGTTTATTCATTTGTTCTATTGCGCTCTTTAAATAAACATTCTTTTTGTTTTTACTTAAGCTTTCTATATAAAATTCTTGCTGCTCAATTTCTGCATCATCTTGCTTATTCCATACACCTTCTTTCTCAAGGTTTTCAAAGATTTCTGCTTCAGTGGGCAACCCTTTACTTTGGGCTTTTTCGTAGTAAACCTGATAGACATCGTCAAAATCAACGATATCATTAATTGACTGGTGTTTTATGTAATGTTTTTTTTCTCCAAGAAAGTAAGGAGAGAACCCTTGAACTATTTCTTTAAGGATTTTTCTATAACCCTTCTCGTCCACACATTATAGGGTTCCTGAGTCTATATCCTTTTCGAGGTCTTGAAAGTCTTGCTCTGAGGCGTTTTGACTGAAATACCAAAAACTAATGAAAGTCATTAATTTTTCTTTGGCAAGATCGTAAACTTCATCATCAGATTCATCTAATTGATAGTATGCATCTTCTTTTTCTTCTGCAGTTTCTCCAGCGAACAAAGGCTGCTCGTCGTCTTCTCCAGATTTGATATAAGAAAGATTCAACATATACCAAAGAATTGTTTTGTTTTGTGCTTTAGTATCAGCGGTATGGTTAAACACGCTTTGATAACTTGTTTCTAAATCAACAATTTGTTTACGTGTTGCTGCAAAATTATCGGTAAGTTTTTCTTCTCTTGCTTTCTCTTCGTCCGATTTATTCTTTTTTGAGTTTAGGCGGGCTAGATTATTCTGAACCTCGGCTAATTCTCTGTATAGCCTAACTAAGCTTTGAGAGTCTTCCTCTGAAAGAAGTCCGCCGCTATCACTATACTTCTTCGCCAGCATAGCTTTAGTTAAAATACCTCTTTTAATGCATTTACTCATTTCGACGCTGAACTCCATATCTGCATCTTCAACTTGCCGCCTAGAGGGCTCACGAATAACGATTTCGCTAGGTATTTCTTTTTTGACTTTTTTAACGGTAATAACTTTTTCTACTTCACCCGTTTCCTCGTTCTTCTTTTCAGTAGTAGATTCTTCATCTACTTCACGCTCAACTTTAACTGTAAATTTGTAAATATTTTTTTTGTTCATATATTCCTTATACCTTTACTTATTATAAAATTAAAACTTAAAACTTATAGTAAAATCTTCAAAAGTATTCTCTGTATCTCGAATGCTTTCATTTCCCATGTCTAGTATTTTTTTTCTAAGATACTGGAGTTTGTATTGATCGAAGTAATCTGCTTGATTGAGTAACGCATGGTATTCCTTAGGCAGCGCATCTCTTAGTTTTTTGAAGTTAATAATGTGATCTTGATGGAGATCTTCGATTAAAATCAAAAAAGATTTAAATAACACTTTAGTGTTTTTGCTATAAATTGCATTGGCTAATTTTTTATCTTTCACGTATGTATGTTAATTTAGTATATTTGTTTTTCAATCATTTTGATACATAAGGTGTATAACATATGTATGTCATCTTATTTGAACTCTCAGCAAAAAGCTGCGTATGAAGCTGTGATGCAGAATATGCACGATACATTCGCACGAACAATTTACGCATATAAGGACTCAAAAAAAGTTATAGTTAGCACTGACCCAAATTTCAATTTTCTTTATAATAATTCAAAGGGAGCGAGCAGTACTTTAAGGCAAACTCAATTCAAGTCATTGTCAGCCAGGGTTTTATATATGGATAAACAAAACGAAATAAGTTTTGACTCACAGGTAAATAGTCAAATTAAAGTGAGTCATGACATTGGAGAGGTTAGAATAAAACTAGACACCGAAGGGTATGATTACTTTAAAGATGCAAAAAGGGTGGAAATTGACGGACGACTTATGTTTAAGGTTACAGATGTAAAAAAACACGGACTTTTCCGTCCGAAATTCTTTACGTATTATCTCCAGCCAACAGATTAATATGCGCATAAAATACACAGTTAACGCCAAAGGCTTAAAGCAGGATTTGGTTAAATCATTGTCATTAAAAAATAGCTCAACAATATTAAAAAACAGTTTAATATTAAGTAGTGGAGAGTTGTTGTCAAAAAAGATTTACCCATAACTAGAGAGATAATCGCGGGGCCAACAAGTTCAAATATCAGCGGCACATTAGGGGGGTATGGTAATTTATTTTCTTTTATTGGTTTTCAAAAAGGATCCAACCCAATCGATCCAATTATAAATTTGCTCAACCAAACAACTTACGATATTTCTAGGGTTTCACCAAGAGGCCAAATAAAATTAACGATTATTATGCCCTCAAGTAATGATATTTTTAACGTTACACCTGTGCCTTGGGCTCCTGGCTTAAGTTGGGCGCAAAGAATGGAGACCGGGATGTCGGGGTTAGGGGGTTATTTAAATAAATCCTCATCCTTGAGTAGGTCTGGGTCAGGCGTACAATCAGGAAATAAAGCAAGATCAGGAAAATTCTTAAATACAAAATATATTAATCATTTTTTAAAGAAGTGGCAAAAAATATTCTTGAAAATAGAAAAGAAAATTAGTTTAACGTAATGAAACCCCAATTCCAGCACGAAGCAAATACAAGTTTTGCATTATGGTTCGATTATCATTTAATAAATAACCAAGAGGCATTTTCGAATAAGAACGGAAACTTTTATTATTTACCAGACGAAAGATTGCCAAATTACCCAGATGATCCTAACGGTTTTGTGTCGTATAATAGTGAGTACAAGCAATGGGTTTATGATGCCGATGTTAATGGCGCAAGCATTCCAAGTGGAGTATACATAGATACTGGAGACGGAAATTATAACTTTTGCGCCAGAGGTCAGAGCGGACTGAGCCTTGATTTTGAAAACGGAAGGGTTTTATTGAGCGGCGCCTACTTTCCAACAAATTATAATACTTTAAATATTCAAGGTGATTTTGCAGTAAAAGATATCAACGTGTATTTAGCTGATGATACAGAAGAGAATTTGGTTATACAAAACAAGTATAATATAAACAGCAGAACTACCCCAGAATATGGACAAGGAGTAGGATTACCTCCCTACCAGCAAGTTGCTCCTGCCGCTTTTATATCAATGGAAACATCGCAAAATCAGCCATTTGCCTTAGGGGGAGAAGACTTAACAACATTAAATTATAGAATAGTGTTTTTTGCTGAAGATTTATATCAATTAGATGGATTAATGTCTATATGCACTGATGCTTACAATATAGGAATTAAAAATATTGGATACGATCATCATCCATTAAATGAATATGGAGACCTTAAGACGGGACATTTTAGTTATAAAGATACCGTCAGAAACACACAAGTCTTGCAGCCCTTGCTTTTTATAGAAGAAGCTAGAGGATCAAAAATAAGCGATAGATTAACTAATGGCACTAATCCCGATTTATACCTGGGTTTTGTCGATTTTCAAGTTAGTCAGTCTAGATTCCCTAGGCATTAAAATAATATTTCCCAATAACCTGAAAGTAATGTAATTTTATACAAACAGTTATTTTCACAAATAGGAGAAACAAAAAATTATGCCTGTACATAGAAATAGAATCATTTATCAATCGGAAGCTCTTTTCGTGAGCCCTGACTCAACTGGAGCGCACTTCACTGGAGCCAAACTTAGCGCAGATAATCTGGCGGCTCATGGTACAATCGGAACAGAAGTATTAAATAATATTGGACCCGGGCCATTTGGTTTAGTAACGCCGCCATTAGGTAGTGGCCAAGCTTTTGGTACTGAACCTGGTCAAAGCGGAGCCGCTAAAAACGGAAAAGGAAACATTTTAGGATGGCAGGCATCTGACACACTAGCTAACTGGCCAGACTGGAATCCAGAAGGATCTGACGCAAGTTTTGCTCAAGGTCACGGAAGCATCATCAAGCAGCTAAAGCGTATTCAAACCGCTAACTATGGATTTACCGTCAATAGGCAGGATGTTAATCAGTTTGGACACCTCGGGAGACTTGACTCCTTGATTATCGAAGCTCCAACAGTTAATCTTGATTTTAGCTACTACTTGCTCGACGGATACAATGAGCGTATGCTTGAGTTTGTAACTAATGGTCAAATCAATTCATTAAGTGGCGCACTTGCTCCAGAACTTTATCAAGCAGGTAACAACTTCTTTATCTTGACCGTTCCTGAGGCTAGAGACGCAGTTAATGGAGATGTTGCACTAGAAAACGAAAGTCGTGAGAATCAAAAAAGTGTTATCGCTCTTGGAAATGGTTTCATTACTGATTACACGGTTGATATTTCTGTAGGAGCAATTCCAACAGCAAGTGTTACTGTCGAAGGCATGAATATTCGCAGTGATTTTGGTACAACCGGAAGCGATAATCCTGGCATTGATATCAATGACGGAAGTCTTATTAGTAAAGCTTGGGAAGTTGATGCAGACGGAGTAAGATCTGCTTACGATGGAGGATGCACAGGTCTTTATTCCTTGCCTGCCTCTAACAGTGGTTATACTGGTTGTGATGACATTTCTGCGCTTCGTCCAGGAGATGTTGTTGTGAATATGAGTAACAGCGCCATGATATCAAAGCAAACTTCCGGAACCAATGCGTCCACCAATACATTGCAAGGAAGCGCTCATATTCAGTCTGTTTCTATTAACATCCCAATGGCTCGTACTACATTACAGCGTTTAGGAAATACTTTTGGATTCTCTAAGGCTGTTGACGTTCCTGTTAATGTATCAATGACCGTTAGTGCTGTACTCGCAGACCTTAAGGAAAGCAACCTTATCGATTTAATGTGTACATGCGAAGGTGTCGAAGTTGGTGTTGATTTATATCAACCAGAATGTGGAGCATGTGAACTAAAGCAAGGTGAGCCAGCTATGAGATATATCTTGAAAGGCGCGCGTCTTGAATCTGAAAACTTCACAAGCACTATTGGCGACAACAAGACAGTAGAACTTACATTTACCGCTCAAGTTGGCGGGCCAGATGATCCTGCAAATGGATTATTCATCTCAGGAGCTGAAGCCTCACAAGCTGATGCGATTGGAATGCCACCAGCATGGACCGGGCTTCCAGGAGCAATGGGTAAAGAATTGCCTTCTGATCCAGTTAGCGGCTTCCTTGGGTATCGCGCATAATAAATTAGAAATAATTTAATTTAATACACCACAGTCGCAAGGCTGTGGTGTATTTATATGTATGGGAAAG